ATTTGAGCCAAACAAAGGAGATAATTTTACTTCATTTAAGCTCAAATAATAGCCGTGCAGACGAGTTTAAGCAATGTATAACTAAGGCTACAGGAAAAGTTGTGTATATTGCTGATAATAAGTTAAATATTGAATTAACAAAAGAACCTTATTAAAATGAGAAATGGATGGATTAAAATAGACCGAAAAATTATCGACATGGAGGGCTATTTTGGCGAGAAATTTACAAGAATTCAATGTTGGCTTGATTTGCTTCTTCTTGCAGAGTGGAAAGATGGAAATGTAATTTATATAAGAGGTAATAAAGTAGTTATTAATCGTGGTGAAATAGCGATGCCTATAGCAGAACTTTGTAAGCGTTGGAAGTATTCAAAATTGACTGTGAGAAAAAGACTACAAGAATTTGTAGATAGTGGAATGATAGTTATAAAAAAGACACGAATAATTAACACTATAACCATCATAAACTATGACAAATACCAATCTGTTGAAAATGTAGACGAAACAGAAGTTGGTAACTTTTCGTATAACAATTTGGATGCAAAAAGTAACCCACAAAAACAAAGCGTAAGTAATACATTATCAACAATATACAAAGGTGACGATTTTATAAGTGACCCACAGACTAACCCACAGAGTGACCCACAGACTAACCCACAGAGTGACCCACAGACTAACCCACAGAGTGACCCACTATATAAGAAGAAAGAAAAGAATATATTATTATCTTCATCAACAGCGCACGCACGTACGCACGAGGGAGGTTTTGTCGGAGAACTTTTGAAAGAGCAAATTTGGATAGAGCAAATGTGCATGAAGCATAAAATTAGCAAAGAGGATTTAGAAGCTTGGCTAAACGAGTTCCAACTTGACGCTGAATGCAGAGGTAAAAAACACGACAATATCAGTGATGCAAAACAGCACTTCAACGATTGGCTAAGAATACAACTAAAAATTAAAAACGATGCAGACGATAGAAAAGAATCAAAAATACAACGTAGAGGTTTTGAAAGAGCTGTTAGCAAAGCGGAAGATTACACGCACACGTTTTAAACTGCCGATGACCACCGAGCAAGCAAATGACTTGCTAATAGCAGCTTATCAAGCAGAAGTGCAAAACAGGCATCGTGAATATATCGACGATGAAGTTACAAAAGACAATATCAAAAGCGTTGCTAAATGCCTTACAGCAGATAATCCTAAGTTTGGTATAATGTTATGCGGTACTTGCGGTAATGGTAAAACAACTCTCTTGTTGGCTTTTCAAAATGCACTTAACTACCTTTCAGATGGTAGATATTTTGAAGAACGCAAAGGAATAAGAATAATCGACGCTAAAGATATTGCAAGCCTTATGAAAGGTGACAACACACGTGCTATACGTGAGACCGAAATGTTGGGAATTGAGGACATGGGGCGAGAAGCCACCGAAGTCATGGATTACGGTAATTTGTATAGCCCGATGATTGATTTATTAGAGTATCGCTATAATAATCAACTCTTTACGTTCATAACTACCAATCTCACAGGCAAAGAAGTGAGAGCAAAATATGGCGACAGAATAGCAGATAGATTTAATGAAATGCTAGAAGTTGTCATCTTTAAAAATTCAACATATCGTAAATAAAGCGATTTAAGGCGTTGTTTTATATTGATGCTATAACTTATATCAAACGAATAAATAAACCCGACAGGAAGAAAATAAATAACATTCTGATGAATTTTATAAATCAATTCACATAAAACTAAACAACAATGAAAGTAAAAGTAAAGAAATTAGTCCCAAACGCAGTGATACCACGTTATGCAAAGCCTGGTGACGCTGGTTTAGATTTAACAGCAACAAGTGTAGAAGAAAATGAGACAACTATAACTTATGGTTGTGGACTTGCTTTTGAAATACCAAAGGGATGTTTTGGCTTGGTTGTTCCACGAAGTAGCAACTCAAAGAAAACATTACTTCTAACTAACTCTGCAGGTGTCATTGATAGTGGCTATCGTGGTGAGGTAACAGCGGTTTTCAAAAAGACTGAATACCCAACAAAAGCCTATGAAATAGGCGAGAGATTTGCCCAAATGATAATACTTCCATATCCTCAAATAGAGCTTGACGAAACCGAAGAATTAAGCGTTACAGAACGTGGTGCAGGTGGATATGGCTCAACAGGTAAGTAATTTGTTTTTATTTCGTCATATTAATATTTTAATTGTTTAGAATTAGAAATGCTTAGAGTGCCGTTTGTGAAAATAGCACTCTTTTTTTATCATGTAACCACAGAGCGCAGTCCGTGAGGATAGCGTTCTTTTTTTTTACTAAAAAACAACATATAAAATGGATATAAAAGGAAAGATACACTGCTTTTTCGAGCAATCTGGCACGTTTAAAAACGAGTTCAAAAAGCTTGGTTTCGAAGCCGAAGATTACGACATACAAAATGAATTTGGAGAAACAGATAACGTGATAGATTTATTTGCTGAAATTGAAAAGTGCTACACGGGGGGGGGCAAGTATTTTTGATAAGATAAGCAAAGATGATTTGATATTAGCTTTCTTCCCATGTATTTATTTTGAAACCTTACAGCAAACCTATTATTCGCTTGAAAGTACTAATTATAGAGCTAAAACAACTTGTGAGAAAATAGAGCTAACTATCGAAAGAATTAAAGCTCGTACGAAATTCCACATTTTACTCTATAAACTTGTGTGGATTTGCGAGAAAAGGGAATTGAGATTAATACTTGAAAACCCGTCTGCTGGTCCTAACTATCTTATAACGGGACAGAATTTCCCACGACCAACATTTGTAGATAATAACAGAATGAGGAGGGGTGATTACTTTGTAAAACCGACTGCATACTGGTTTTTTAATTGCTCTCAAACTTATGGAAGAAGCTATCAAAATGACAAGCCAAAGAAGACAATCAAGTCCTCTAGAGGCTCGAAAGAAGCTGGTGTTTGCTCAATGGAGCGTTCGATGATTTCAACCGATTACGCAAGAAATTTTATACACGATTTTATTTTAGGCAAAGAGCAAAGACACAGCGAAAGACAATTATTTTAATCATATAAAAACAACACATAAATATGAAAAATATACCACAAAGAATATTCCTAAATCTTGGTGAAATCGAGTATTCAGGAGTAAAAGATTTTAAAGAGCTATCGGATGTAACTTGGAGCGAAGACAGGGTTTTTGATAGCGATGTTGAATATATACGAGTAACTAAAACTAAAAAGAAATAAAACAAATTAAACAAGCATTGGGGTTATGAATATAAGAAACCTTGTAAAAAGAGCAGAACAAAAAGAAAGTGAACTTTCTATTGCTTTACAAAATATAGAAAAAGAGTTAGTGTTCAGGGGTTTCCAAGATGAAACACCAAATGTATCAATGTGTGCTGGATGTGAGATAATTCTTGAATATCATGGAAGCGAAATTGATATTAAAAAAGCCATTGAATTAATGGAGGAAATAGGGTACGTAAGTAAAGATAATTTTAAAAGCGTTGAAATATGAACAGAGAAATATTATTTAGAGGAAAGTCTATCGGCATAGACAAATGGCTTTACGGGAAATTGTTCAACTATGGGCTAACGGCACCGAGTAATGTGCCTTGTATCAGCGTCTGTGTACCGACATCATGGGAAGAGGCGTACAATCTCTATGCCGTGCATCCAAATACCATTGGTCAGTACACTGGTCTCAAAGACAAGAACGGAAAGAAAATCTTTGAGGGGGATATAATAGAAAGTGAAGGTTACAAGCATCTTGTTACGTACAATGAGAATTTGGCAGGCTTCCGCTCGGTTAATGTGAAATACCCCAAAGATTTATGCGGAATTAATCAACAATGGATAAACGAATGTGGTAAAGTTGTTATTGGAAATATCTTCGACAACAAGGAATTAATAAAATAAAATAACTATGGAAGAAGTTTTAAATAAAATAATAGAACTCACAAGAGAAATAACAATATTGCGCTTAGAAAATAAACGTCTAAAAGAAGAGTGTAAAAGCCAAAAAGAAGTGGATGAAACATTCATAGCTACTTTAGAGGGTATTTCTCAAGTTTGTGATAAAACTACCTCTGGCAATGTGTCTCATAATATTGCTACTATTAAATGTAAGTGTAGAGAAATGCTACAATTTTACAATAAATATAAAGTCTAACTTTTTATATAATACAACTATGGAAATAAAATTAAACGCAGGCGATAAAATTACAATCCCAACAGGTTGCAAAGCAACTATCGAAGATAATTTAATTATCATCAAGAAGAAGCAAAAAAAGTTCAAAGACGGTGATATTTTACACTCAATAAAAACAGATAGAATACTTATTTTTAAAAATTATAGTCATTCGTTCAATGAGAAATTCTCTTGCTACTACAATAATTTAGATGAAGATAATTTTGATTGGGATAGCACTGCTTTCCGCCACGCAACAAAGAGAGAAAAACAACATTTCTTCAATGAACTAAAAGCAAAGGGTTTGCGCTGGAATGCAGAAACAAAGACTATGGAGAAGATAAGGAAGAGAGTGCAACTTGATGAACTCTATTTGTATATAGATAGTAATTGCGAAGTTAAAGAGACGATAGAATCTGGAATATTTATAGATGACGAGAATTACAATTTAGGTAATTACTATCTCCCAGAAGAAAGAGAGCAAGCCGAAGAAGATGCAAAAGCCGTAAAAGCGATTTTTGAAAAGAGATTGAAAGTTAAATAAAGAACAATGAAATTATTCACAAATAATCCCGATTTTTACCCCACACCCGAAGAGGTTATAAGCACAATGATGCTTGGTGAAAACATCTTGGGTAAGACAATTCTAGAACCATCTGCAGGTAGTGGAAATATCGTCAAGTGGCTTAAAAAGAATGGAGCTGGTGAAGTTATTGCTTGTGAAAAAGACACTCATTTGCAAAAGCTACTTGCAGGTGAGTGCCAACTTCTTGCAAGTGATTTTCTTTCCGTTACATCAGAGCAAATAAGTCATGTCGATTTTATCGTCATGAACCCACCATTTAGCGAGGGTGTAAAGCATATTAAGCATGCCTTTGAAATTGCACCTGCTGGATGCACAATAATAGCTCTCTGTAATACTTCTAACATTGAGAATAGATATTCGAGAGAAAGAGCAGAATTGCACGAGCTAATTGAGTTGTACGGTTGTTCTGAAAACTTAGGCTCTGTTTTTGACGATGCAGAAAGAACCACATCGGTATCTGTTTCTCTTGTGAAGCTTTACAAGGAGGGTAGTGGAGAAAATGAGTTTGCAAATTACATCTTTTCAAATGAAGAGGATGTGCTTGATAATAACAATACAGAGGGGCTTGTTCAGTACAATGTTGTGCGTGATATGGTTAATCGCTATACATCAGCAGTTAAGCTGTTTGATGAGACAATGGAAGCTACTCAAAAAATTAACGACATTGCAAAGTTTTCAGACGATAGATATAATTATATGCCTATTCGCTTTGGTACTATTAACGATAAGGGGCAGGCTGTGAACATCACAAGACAGCAATATAAGAAGCAACTACAAAAGTACTATTGGCGTGTGATTTTCAATAAGTTAAATATGGAAAAACATGCTACTATGGGCTTGCGTGAGCAAATAAATAAGTTCATTGAAACTCAAGTAAATGTACCTTTTACGATGCACAACGTTTATCAGGTTTTGAACATGGTAATTCAAACGACAGGACAACGCATGGATAAAGCTCTGTTAGAAGCTTTTGATATGATTTGCTCTTTCTCTGCTGAAAATTCAACAGCAGGCGAGAAGTGGAAAACCAATGCTAACTACATGATAAATAGAAAGTTTATCGTGCCTTACATGACTAATTATGAGCCACGTTTTGGCGGTTCAGTTATCAACTTCTCATACTACTCAACAAATAGAGAGAGAGTTGAGGATGTTGTAAGGGCTTTGTGCTATATCACAGCGACAAACTATGACGAAATACCAGAGCTAAACAAGTACATTTACACTAATAGAGTTGGTTATGGAGTTTGGTTTGATTGGGCTTTCTTTCGTGTAAAAGCTTTCAAAAAAGGAACAATGCATTTTGAGTTTAAAGATGATGAAGTTTGGATGAGATTTAACCAAGCTGTTGCAAAACATCGAGGTTGGGTGCTTCCAAAGAAAAGTAGAACTAAAAAGTAAAACAGAATAGAGATGGAAAAGTATTATTTAGTAAAAGCACGTTATGAAACAGTGCTAGAGAGTGGAGCTACGAAGACAGTAACTGAACAATTCTTAGTTAAAACATCGTCATTTGGACGTGCGGAGGAAATTATCCTCAAGGAGTTAGGTCAGTATGTAAAAGCAGAAATTAATATTACATCTGTTGCAATTACAAAGTATGCAGATGTATCATTGCGTAGTAATGGTGAAGAGGGCGGAAACTTCTTTAAATGCAAAGTTTTAATTTGTACTCTTGATGTAAGAGGAAATGAGAAAAATACCCCGATAGAGCTACTTGTTGAAGCTAAAACTTCACTAGGTGCTCACAAAGCAACGGAAAAATATATGGAGAGCAAATATATAAGCTCTTACAATATCGAGTTAATCAAAGAGACTAAAATTATTCAAGTAGTGAACGATGAGCAATAACATAGGAGTTACAATTTTTCATTCACCACAATTTGGTGGAATTAGAACAGCGGGTACTGCAAAAGACCCGCTGTTTTGTTTAAGTGATGTTTGCAAAGCTTTAGACTTGCAACAAGGAGATGTGAAAAGACGACTTGACGATGGGGTGGTTTCAACCCAACCCATCTCTGATAGCTTAGGAAGAATTCAGCAAGCAAACTTTGTAAATGAAGATGGTTTGTATGATGTCATTCTAGATAGCAGAAAAGCAGAAGCAAAAGTGTTTAGAAAGTGGGTGACGGCTGAAATTTTGCCAACCATACGCAAAACAGGTGGTTATATTGCTACAAATAACAGCATGTCAGACGATGAAATCATGGCTAAAGCTGTCTTGGTAGCGAAAACAACCATCGAGCAACGTAATCAAAGGATAAAGCAACTTGAGGTTGAAAATAACACGCAAAAGCAACTTATCGCTGAAATGCAGAAAGGAAATGATTATCTAAATAAAATCCTACAAAGCAAAGGCACAGTCACCACAACTCAAATAGCTGCTGACTATGGTTTGTCTGCAAAGGCTTTGAACCTTAAGCTAAAGGAGATGAAAATACAGCATAAAATTAACGGACAGTGGATTTTATACTCTCCATTCATCGGTAAAGGCTATCTTCATAGCAGGACCATCACAATTATGCACAAAGATGGAACTTTAGACACACGCATGACGTCTGAATGGACGCAAAGGGGTAGAATTTTCCTTTATGACGCCTTAAAAGAGTTAGGTATCATTCCATTAATTGAACAACACTAAAAAGAATATTTATGCAAATTAATATACAAGAGAAGCAAAGTAGAGTAAATAAACTCTACTGCTTCTTAATTAACAATACCAATATTTCAATTGAACACTTCGAGGAGGTCTTGAGAGAGATTTCAGTATTAACTTCTAAACTTAAAAACGCATGCAGCTCATACAAATAATAGCTAGGAATTGCAATGATAGAGTGCAATCTGAAATAAAATTAGGCAATCAATATTTTGCAAAGCAAACCGAGCCTTTGAAAGATGGAACAATGTGCTTGATTGTACGTGAAAATAACCGCAGTAAGCCACATAAGATTAACGCTAAGCGGTTTAGTTGGAGAGTTGTGAGTATGTCGCAAGTACAACAGAAGTTGGAAGTTAAAAGCGTAAAAACACAGCAAGAAAAGCTTTCAAGTAAATTCTCTGTAAATGAGCTTGCACACCAAGTGATAATGCCTATCGTTATTTACAACATTGCGATAGTTTACGTTGAAAAGCTATTAAAAGAATTAGCCGAGAAGCGAATACCCGATACTATAAAGCTTTCACGTACAATGAAGATGCTCATACAGGAGTGGAGAAACATGCTTGATAAGCACCAAGATAAAGGCACCGTAAACTTGCTTGATGACGTGCTAGATGCTTTCATGTCTAGCTATTACAACGATGCAATAAAATTCTTTCATTCAGTGAATAACGCTATAAAGAGAGAGAATAGAGATTTTCCATACAAAGATGCTTCAACTTACGCTATAATAGCACTTCAAATACTCAACTATGCAAATGACTTCTTAAATGGTATTTCAAGCGAAGTCAAAGGGGTTATAAACGGAAAGAAAGAGTATATCACTTCACCACAAATGGACAAGCTGATGAGCTGTATAAAAGAGTGTGTAGATGCTGGAGCAGGTAATATCAAGATAGAAAAGATATTGCAAGACGAGTGTGTAAAACTCAATATTGGTGTGCTTCATAACTCACTTAAGAAAATCACATTTGAGGACTATTTAAATAATTAATATATTGCTTAAATAAGAAATTTAATGTATCTTTGTAAATAT